GTTGTCAGAGCCAATACTCACCAATAAGGTACCTTCGGCATCGTCTGCGGATGCAGGTGCCACGCCAGAATACAGCTTAACCCTTGAGGCGTCCAAAAGTGTTTTGACCGGGTTTGTGTCAAGCATCCCACTTCTTAATCCTGTGCTTAATTTTAACGACATTATTATACCTCCGAAATTAAATGTTAGTTTTTGTAGTAAGGGACTATGTCATGGTTATGATACCGTTTGCGTGCCACTGTATCGTGAAAGTACCAGAAGTAACCGTTTTGACCCCACCAAAATCAAATGAACATATAAGATCGTCAGTGCCGACCGTGTCATCCCAAAGCACTGCATGGTATGCACTAAATGTAGCTGACGTCCACGCTGTATCGTCTCCGTCAAACTTAGTCGTTGCTCCTTGGGTAACTGCGGCAGTCGCTAAAGTAGCACCACCTGCGGTGTATCCGCCAGCCGTAGCCAATTCGTTTGTCGATACGTCTGTCCAGATATTGTGAGTTGATGTGAAGGAGTGTGAGTTGTCCATTAAAGACACTTGTATCGCATCTGCCTCTAAGTCAACAATCTTATTCATTAAATTTGCTTTGAATCTTTCGTATACTCCGCTGGCCATAATATGCCCTCCTGATTAGATGTTATAAAAAGATAGTCTTTTCACCTAGCATCGATCTGAGAGTTTGCGGTTGAAATACCAAGAGTCGCAAGTCAAACTTATCTGAGTGTTACTGTATGTTGTGAGCCGATTTAAACCTGTTAATCAGCTCAAGGGAAGGTGCGTGGACTATGACATCCTGCCGCCCGTCCGGGTATGTTATTTCTTCTACTATAGGATCGATGACTAAGGTCTCTTTCCCGTCTACTATTTCTTTTCTTGCTTTAAAGTTTAACGGCTTGTCCATTTCTACTCCCATAATGTCGTTATGTATTGAGCCACGCCGTTTTCTTCTCTGAACAAGCCGGCTCCAAATCTCCTGTTCGGAGTATTGAACTTCCCGTCTGTCGTGTTTATAAACCGGCCACTATTCCCACCGATACAGATACCGCCATCCGACGCCCACATGATAACTGTACCCGAAAACCCTTCCCCGACTTTACTACCGTCTTTAACCTTTATATCAGAACCCTCTATACACCCGTAACCAGCAACGCTTTTCAGTCTAAATTCATCCCTAGTAGCACCTTGTATAAAGTGCGTGGCTTGCCGGTTTATATCTCCCGTACAAACCCAGATACCATCGTCAACCGCTTTCATCATGGTTATTTCGTTGTCAAGCTGTATAAAGCTAGATCGCCTATCTACCTGATTGAAATAGTTCACATCCGTATACCATATGGTTTGGTTCCTTGCAATATAAAGCCGGCCATTGTAGTACTCTATGTGTTGACCGGGCAGAGGCGCAGACCTGTTTTCCTCGGTTGGCGCTGTGAATAAATTATTAACACCGTTGTGAACATACCCTATTGCTGACGGGTTGGAATAATAATACTTATCATTCACCTCACAAAAACTCATATGGTAGTTAGCAACCCCGGTTCGCAATGAAGTGCTGGTATAATCCTCGTGGAGTCTTTTAAGAACGCCATTCTCCACATAGAAACACATCTTGTTGTCTCCCCACATGCTGTGAGTAGTACCGACAGGGACAACCTTCTTTGACGTTCCCATTCTGCGAGAAGGCATACCTTTGTCTGAAATATCTATATTGTAGGCATATACTAATTCGTATGGTTCCATCCGGGCGTTGTCAATAATATTATTAACCCCGGCAACGGTGCCTACATTAAACTCCTTAGACTGTATATCTATATTACGTGTCATCTAATACCTCTAACCTTAGCCCTATTATATGGTTACAGCTAGGGCATTCAATCGCCGTGTGGGGTTCGTTAGACTCAATCACCTCTGCCATACCCGTAAAACAAGAAGCACAAATCATAGCAGGGACTTTGCCGACGTCTCCATGGTAGCCCTCTTCACTTTCGACAAAGGGAGTGTTACAGATATTGCACACTGTTTTCATGTCATAGTTCCTTGTCATGCTTTCTTTTCTCCCTCCGCCGTTTATTGGCGTGTGTTTTTGCGTGGCAATTAAGACATAGGCATACGCATTTTTCTAGTTCCAGCGACATTCTCTTATGAGACAAGCGCCTTCGCATACCGTCTGCTATTGAAAACTCTTTAGATTTAGGGTCTTTATGGTGCGCACATAGGACATCATGACTCTTTTCTTTACACTTGGAACATCCCTTTTTTCTAAACTCAGAAACTAGATCTTTAAGACGTGCCGCATAAACAAGAGCATTTTTAGTAACCTTCGCCATGTGTTTAGCCTTATACACAGGGTCGGTTGACATCTTGTTTTTTACATAGTCTCTGTGATACTTCCTTCTCTTCTCAGGATCTTTAATAGGCATAGTTTTTTATACAAAGAATTAAGTGTTGATCACAGAAGCGGAAGGTCTTTCCCCAAACCTTCTCGTAAACCTTGCCAAATGTTCCTTGGCTTTGCCAGCGTCCAATGTTTCGGTATCCTGTTTTGAATATGCCCTGTGAAGCATCCAGTCGATCAGGCCTAGGTGATACTGGGCGTCGATCTCTGGGGACACCGTAAGCTTATCAGCAAGCGACATAGCCTCTAACGGCAACCTAGACACCATAAGAGAAAGCGTGTCAGCGGATGTGGGTATTTTATATATAGTCATCGTGTTGGTACCATCAAAAAACCAACTCCTAACCACCCCGGTATCCACTTCCCAGTTAGGATAGGAAATATCAAGAACTCTTCGGCTTGTTTCCACTAACGGTTCGGTACCGCTTAACAACTTAGCACGCTTTATAAGTAGAATTTTTTCGTGTATGCTGTAAGTTGCGGTACCAGAAATCACCGTTACGACTGCCAAAGCGGAAGTTCTGTCTATAAGTATATTAGCTCTTATGCAAGCCTCGTTCTCAGCATCGTTGGCATATTCCACCCACTCTGCTTCGCTCCATAGTAAATCAGGCTTACCTATAACTTCGTCCGCCTGATTTTGTGCTGCAATTATTAATTCGTTTAAGTTCATAGAAACACCTTATACAAATCTGACTTGCTGAACCTGAGCATTTCCAGAAAAACCAGTAAGCACAGACACTTTTAGTTTGTCACTACCTCTTTCATACCTTTTTTCGTGGTATATAGCAAGACGTTCGTTGAATATATTTTCCAAAGGAGTGATATACGTCTTCCATTTCACATAGTCTTTTACCGTCTCAAGGTGGTCGTCTTCTATCTGCCGGGGCACATCGCTGTTCTCTATATCGGTAGGAATTAAAGATACAGTGAATTCAACTGAGTCCCCGGTGGTATCTGGTATTTTAGACCAGCGTATCGTATTGCCGCCTTCATAGACTATGAAATTAGGGGTACCTATATTAGTTTCCCACTGGGGGTTACGGTGGGTCATTTCTCCAACCGTCCTATTCTCAAGCGTGCGGTTTAAATACTTACCATACAAGAACTTGACCACTTTTGAATATGCAGAAGTGGCGGTTAATGTATGCACCGGGTCTCCGTCGGTTGATGCCCCAACTATTGCCTCAGTGAAACACTGGCTCTTTCTGCACAAATCCTGTATGCCTTCCATTAGGTATTTTTCAATAAAGATATCTTCATTGAAAGGAAGCTCCGACAACATTAACCGTCTCCACTCTATGATTTTTGTCATTACACGACTTGCCTTTCCATCGCCGCTGCAACTCGCTGCATTTCATTAGGGGCGTTAATATTTGCGACAGGCTTATTAGTCGGTATATAATACTCGTGAGACTTCAATGGCGTGCCGTCCTTGGTACATGGTATCAAATCACCTCTTATTAAAAGCGTAGGCGAGGCGGGGTTCACACGTCCGTTCTTGGGGTGTTTAAGGAACATCGGGATAACCTTTTCGATTGCCAGCCTTGTTTCGTCGTCAGTATATTCATCTTCTGCGATTTCTCCAAGGGCTACCTGACACTTCATTATGATTTCGCCACGCAATATAGCGATATGCTTTAAAAGATTCAGCTTATACCCGAACTTTTTCGTGGTATAGATTGCCAATGCGTCCTTATTTAACTTTCCAACTTTTTCAATATCACCGGGTTCGACCGCTTCCAGCGCTACCGCCTTGCCTTCACTCATTTCAAATTCGTCGTTTGCCATTTGAGACCTCCGTGTTAGGTTTTATGTGTTAATGTTTTAGCCAATGCGCCTGTTATCGTAAACCGACCTTCCGGTTTCATCACACGGCACAAGATGTTTCAATTTTACTATGGTACTGTTTACGGGGAATATATTTCCCGAATCCGGATGTTTAAGGAATTTTATCTCTACCTCTTTCTGGTATTCCTTTTTCACCGAAAGCCGATGATCGTTTACCGCATCATTAACGGTGCCGTCGTCTATATCTATATAGTCCGGGGCGTTTTCGCTTATCATGTCTGCCAAGTTCTCAATCGCAGATTCTACCGCCTCTGCCTCTGCACTTCCCGACAACTCTTCTTGAGTGACGGCTAAGCATCTGTCAAACTCCTTGCCTTCGCTTTCCCTTGTGACATCTGCCATCATCAACGTTCTCCATTTAAAAGTTAAAAAACGGGGCAAGGGACGGGCAAAATATATGTCCGTCCCTTGTTGTTCCCCTGAAATTACTGTTTACGCACTAAAAGCCGGGATCATATACCCCTCAGCCCAACACGTAATCTTTGCGGCATCAACAACATGGCCGGGGTCAAGATCAATAGTGTCGGCTGTGTGGTATAGCTTGCCCCCTAAAAGAGGAAAAGCGTCGGTAGCTATTGCGAAGCTTGTGTCAAGCGCTGTACCGTCAAGGTCGAATGATGTTGCTATCCAACCATTAGGGTCAACCGCATCGCCAAACACACATGTTGCA